ATATAACTATCGCCTCAAAGCTATCCAGATACTCGTATGCCGCCTTACAGTCTTTCAGCGCACCGCCAGCACCATTCCTGACACTGACACACGGGTACTTACTACCCTGCATCTGGTATGCCGCTGCTGCATCAAACTCACCTTCACAGATGGTGATGTACTTCCCACCGCCATTGAATAACTGCTGACCGAATAGACCTGTGCCTGCCCAGTTGCCAACATTGTAAAAGTTTTTGTCTGGTAGTCTGATCTTGGCTGCAATGGGTACATTAGCGTCTGCTGGGTCATGGTAGGAGAAATAGGTTCTGTCTGCCTGATCCAAGATGCCATAGGTTTTGGCTGTCGCTGTCGTTAAACCTCTATCGACAATGGCTTGATAGTTGCCTGTCGTTAGCGTTCTCTCTACAGCACTAAAGTCTGGTTTAGCCTTTGGCTCTGTCGATACTGGCACAGAGATATCCCAAGTATCCTCACTGACTTGGCTGCTGGGTGTGTATTTGTGACAACTGTGACAGAATGTGCTGCCGTTGTCGTTGATCTGTAGCGCATCACTGCTGCCACAGTCTGGACATGGTTGGTGTATTTTAGCCACTATTCTATCTCCTCATAAACTCTGCCATAGCTGATTAGCATAAAGGGCAACATCAATAACACGCCCTCAAACGGCATTGTGTAGGTCTCTTCAGTGTCTTTGTTAAAACACCACACAGGGCGGCTGTCGGAAAATTCCAAGAAAATACCGCAACCATTAATCAACTCTATATTCAAACTTCTGTTAAATAAAATCATTTTTCTTTATCTCCTTTGTGAAAAATCATGTCGTACTCTGCACTCTCAGCGATAAACCTAACTATCACTGCTGGGTGGACTTTGTAGAAACTAGCGGCCTCTGTCAGGCTAAACACACCATTGCTGATGTCTGCTGCCGCCTTAAACACTGCCTGCACCTCTGGATCCATTGTGCCATTCAACATATACTCTTTAAAAATCATAACGCCCTCCGTAACCATTGTGCTGATTTAGCGTCGGTTTCATTCTCAAACGTCGGCCATATAACGTGTACTCTCTTTTTGCTGATGAAATGCTCATCTGTCACTGTATCGCCAGTGCCTACCCTGTTACGTAGTGTCGATGGCGAGAAATTAACCAATTTGGCTAACTCATTCATAGTATACAGCTTCCCTGCTACAAGTCTACTGTCTGTAGTTCCATTGCGAAAATATCTTATTTTACGTCCCATCTTGAAAACCTCTTAAATTTATGATAAAATATTACTCTATAGTTCGTTAAAGCCCTTTAAAGCCCAGTAAAATATCTTTTATTATTTCTACTATAATACTCCCTATCGCGCTTTAAAGCCTCTTCCACTCTCTTTTGTTGCTCTGCTGCCTTCTTTCGCGCCTCTGCCACTATCCAAGGAGACTCCAGAGTCTCTATAGGCTTTGTAGGCGCTTCTCCGTCATAGTCCTCACTCAGCAGGTAGGCGTTAAAGTCGCTAATATAGCCTAGTTTATCCTCTGTTCCATCAAATTCTTTATCCCATTGATCTGTTACTCTACAGGGCATTTTCATTGCATAGCCTCCCAATCAGCAGCGGTGAAACCTGTCATAATAAACTCTCTTTCATCTCTTGTTAGCAATGGCATGGCCTCTTGAATAAGCATACCTCTTTCCCATTGCGCTATTTGTAACTCCGTAACATCAATATCCATTGTATTAAGCATTCCCGTTAAAGGGCTAGTTTTAGTGATTATCATTGTTAAAGCCTCTCTCTAATTGGTTAATAATTACTCTGTCTTTTATGGCCTCTACGACCTCTGCACTCGCACGGTACGGTATTGACTGCAAAATGTCAACAAACTCTGCAAGCGCCTCTGTACGGGCGTTATTGTCCTCAATATCTGTAAAATCCATTAGCTAAATACCCCTCTTTTATCTGCATCGTTCAAAGCGTCTTTTATCTCGTCCATTTCATCTTCCATATACGCCATTATTTCCTGTATATGTGCAAATGCTATGTCGCAATAGCCACCTACTACTGACATGGTGATTCCTTTATCGTCAAAAATCTCTGAGTAGTTACTAAAAACCATTACTCCGCCATCTCCGTCTGTATAGACTAGATCAAATGCTCTACATCCATCAGAATCAATAGTAACCCTCTCTCTGTAATCTGGTTTAAATGTTTGCGTCCAGTCGTGGAATTCTTGACCCTCTAGTCCTGCTATCGCCATAGCGTCTGTATAATGTGCTGTCATGGTTCTTCCTCTCTATTGGTTAAATAAGTTCGCAGCATTTGACAACATTCTGCTCAATGGTTCAACCTCCCTAGTGCTATAATGTGACCAGAACAGCCTTTTGGGTCACGCTTTAGACTATGTTGTCTCTCTGTAGTCTCTCTATCGTCTCTCTGTAGTCTCTCTATCGTCTCTCTATCGTCTCTCTGTAGTCTCTCTATCGTCTCTCTATCGTCTCTCTATCGTCTCTCTATCGTCTCTCTATCGTCTCTCTATCGTCTCTCTATTACGGGAAACACGTTAAAAAATCACCAGTAAACAGAGCCAAAAATACAAGCAGTGAAACAAGGGTTAAAACAATGGCTCAGAATAGCCATAGCAGCGCCTAGATTGCGTTTTAACGGGCTTTAGAGGGCTATTTGATTGCTGGTAAGGGTTCAGCTATTTAAGGCGCTTAAACGGGCTTATATTAGCTCGGCATATTACAGGCAAAAAAAAGCCCAGCTATTACACTGGGCAAAGGATTGCACTACTACTAGGGAATTAGTTTTCTTTATTGTCTTTTTTAATCTGTTTTAAACAACCATCACAAATTTTATGGTCGCCTATATAATTAATGTTGGAGTAATACAGCCCGTCTTTTTTTGATTGGCCGCAATGGTCGCATTCTGTCTTGTAGGGTTCTGTTTTCATTGTGTAGTCCTCTCTATTGCTGGATAATCCCGACGCAAGCGCGCCCAATGGTCTAGACGCTCTTGAGCTTGTCGTTCTTGCTCGCGCTTGTCGTTGGCTCTTACTACTGCCGCCGCTGTGGGGTTTAGATTTACCGTCTTGAAATAGTTCATTACGCCACCTCGCTATCTAATTCCGAAACATCCACAGCACTGTAAAAGAATATAGCCTGCAACGCGGTATCATCTGACAGGAAAACAGCTTTCGGAAACATTCCCGTCTCTTCTAACGCCACACCTAGGCCGTAGGAATCCATTGTATAAACACCACCCACCATGTTATCTTCAAGGTGGTCAGCTATTGAATACCTTCCCGCTACAAAGTCTAACCAACCAAGCTCCCCCTCCGTTAATTGGTATTGATCCCCATCTTCTAGCTGGTAGTGGTAATTCTCATAATCACCGTCTTGAGCCTTTAAACTTTCGCTTGTATGTATCATGCTGCTACCCTCTCTCGCTCGCTTGCTGGTTTAATCCACAGGTACTCGCTCCAAAATGGCTCGCTGGCGTTGCCTGCGCATATATAGGAATCATGCCACCCGTTAGCGTCATATTCTGCATGGTCGTTGTCTGACATTAACTCAGAGTCCATGCAATCAGCATCAACCGCATTATCCAGCGCCTCCTGCTCATTGTTACCGTAGGCGACACAGATCAACCCAAATTCGTGGCCTATTAGGTAGGCGCTCTCGCCATATCTGAAACCATCTTTATTTGCAATTTTCATTGTCTATGCTCCCGCTAATTCGTCAATATAAGACTGTGGTTTAGTTTCAACATTACCTAACACCCATTTGTTTATATGTTTGGTGGTGGTGACGCTGTATTTCCTGTCAGTTTTTACATATTGTCCAGAGGGCAACAATGCCGCTACTGGGGTCGAATAGCTAAACAGTACAACAACACCGCTAGTGTGTACCAATTCTGTCATATTTGCGCCTACGTTGTTAATTCTCATTATATCAAATCCTCTGTTGATTCGTTTAATATCTCAAATGCGTGTTCTAACGCCTCTTGTTCTGTCTCAATACCATAGCAGGTAAAACAGTGGTAATCTACCCATTGACCACCAATAGCTGTCTGTAAATTGAATGTTGCGGATTCGTTCCATTCTAT